ACTTCTTCGATAGGTGCAGGAGCAGGAGCAGGTGCTTCTACTTGTGGCATATCTTCGAACAAAGCCCTAATTTGCATAATTGCATCTTTTGCGTTCATCATTCTTTTTGTTTAAATATTAATAAAAGATTTAGTTTATCATTTAACCCGTTGCAATATTTCCTTTATTGCATTCATAAGTTCTTGTTCTTTGCTTGGCTTAGTCTTATAGGTAAATAAACCCTCTACGCTAAACCCTTTGAATTTGCCCTCTTTAACGTCGTTCCATACTGCATCATTTTCTACTTTGAACGAACCGAACCACGAGCCGTCTGGTGCATCTTCAAAACCCTTCATTGGTTGTATGCCTCTGCTCTCGTCTGTAATAAAGCTCTCAAACATTGTTACCCCTTCTACCTGAGCATCAGGAGAATGCATTAAGTTTACGTTTGATTGGTAGCCTTTTTTGAAAAACTTTTGAGCAATCTTAAAAATAGTATCCTTAGAGAACACCACATAATAATCCCCGTAAGTAGCATCGCTGCGAAAAATAGGTACATCAGCCAACATAAGAGGGCCAGAGATAATTCGCTTATCTTCGCTAACCACTTCAAAGCGCTGTTGGTTTTTAAAGGCATTCCAATTCTTTTGTATAGCCGGTCTGTCTACGAGTGCAACGTAATCTACTTCTGCATCGTCATTCATATCCTCGCTAATGTCTAATAAATAAACAGGTAAATCCATATCTTTAAATATTAAGTGTTTTAAATTGTTATCATTTAACCGAACCTTGCCCTTTGTTGAATAGCTGCTATTCTTTGTTGGTTACTCGTTACATCGTTCTCTACAACGTAGGCTCTAACGGCTTGGTTGCCTATTGCGTTAATTGTCTGATTGCTTAATGTAGTTGTTTGAGGTTGAGGAGGTTGTAATGGCGCTCCTGCTGAAACGCTTGGAGCAGAAGCTCCACCGCCTACTCCACCTGAGCCACCGCCTTTAAATTTAGCTATTGAAGTAGCTGCAATAGCTGCAATACCTGCACCTGCTCTTATTTTTGCACCTAAAATATATTTTGCTTTAATTAAAGCACCACCATCTGGTAATAAACTCCACGTTGGGTTAGCTCCATACGCTGAAATTTCTCTTTGTGTATCTACAACAATTTTAGCGATAGCTAAGGCTTTATCAATTACAAAAATAGCATTTGCTATCTTTTCATTTTCTCCTGCTAAACTAGCCAATAAATTAAGACCTGCTGCTGCTGCTTGAAATTTTGCATCTTGTAAAGCTTGGTCGGCTTGTAGCTCAGCTAGTCTTGCTTCTTCTTTTAATTTTTGGTCTTTTAATATACTTTGATAAGTGTAGTTAGTTATTTTAGCTAATGAATTTATTATTTCCTGTTCCTTTTTTCTCCTTTCTTCTGCTTCTTGGGCATCTAACGCATTTAGTTCTTTTTGGGTTAATATTTTAGCATTTTTTGCGTCTTTCCTTCTCTTATCGTATTCAGCTAATAAATCATCTGTTAGCTTCTTTTCTTTTGCAAGTTCATTTTCAATCCTTGTTGATTGTGCTTCTGCTGCTTCGTTTGCTGCTGCTTTGTCAATAGCATTGATAGATAATTGATAACCTGCTCTTTTATTCTTTAAATCTACTAATGATTTGTCAATAGCAGCTATTGTCTCTTTACCTTTTTTCTCTGCTTCTACTGGGTCAAATACTAACCCTGCAATACCGCCAGAAAACTTCTCTTCTAATTTGAAATCTTTGCCTAATGCCTTTCCTACCTGGTCAACAGTAGTTAAGATAAGTGATAAAGGAGCAAATAAAAATCTAACAATGCCCTGTAAGATTTCCTTGTTTCTTTTCTCAGCTTCTAACTGAGCTTTTACAACTACTTTTTGTTGTGCTAACTGCTGCTCAGTTGCTTTAATTACCTCATCAGTTTGTTTAATTTTAATTCCTAAAATCTCCTTTTCTGATTTGCCTTGCAGCTTTAAAATATTATCTTGGCTATCAATAGCTGATAACTTCTCTTGTTGAGCCTTTACATTCTTATTTGTTTCCTCTGTTAGCTTCTTTTGTTCTACACTTACACCGCTTACTGCTGCTTTAATCTCATCCCAATAAGCAACTATTGCCCCTAATGCTAATACTAATAAACCAATGCCACTTGAACCGATTGCAGCTTTAATACCCTTGAAGGCATCAATAGCAACAGTCTTAACATTCTTAAACGCATCTCCTAAGTCTCCTAATTGTTCAAGACCTTGCGATAGTGCAAGAGCTGACTGCACTTTTGCCAATGTCTTTTGTACATCTTCGCCTTCTGCACCAAGTAGACCCAATGCTCCTTGTACCGCAGCAAATCCACCGGCTACTGAGCTAAGTGTTTGAGAAAAAGCCTTAAACTTAGTATCTGGGTTAAAGGCATCAATTAAGTTTTTAGAGTCACCGATTGCGTCTTTTAGTTCAGATGCTCTCTTAGCTGCTGCTACTGCTTGTTCCGATGTAGCACCAAACTTCTCAGATAAAGCCTGTACCTCTGCCGTTGCTTGTCTTAACTGCGTTTTTAACGAGCCTAAGGCTTGTTCTGTGTTGCCGCCTACTGTTATATTTATACCTACGTTCTCTTGTGCCATTAGTATTGTGTTTCTATTACTTTAAGAAATGATAGTTTAGTAGTATTGTATTCCATAGGGTTGAAGTTCTCAACTTTATTAAGTCTAAATAATACCCCGTCTATAAATACATACTTACTAAAATCTAAGTTGAAAATGTCTATAATATCAAGTAAACCAAAGCAGGTTAATAGTTTACTATCCTTGCTTGTTATCTCTGCAATATAAGGACTATGATAAGCATTAAATACGTTTGTGCTTGGGTATCTATTAGGATTAAATTGTAGCTCTTTTGGTGCGCCAAAGTTTATATCGTTATTAGGGTTAATTGGGTCATCTAAGTGTCCGGCATAACCATAGCTTGTATAAGATGCTAAAACAGTTGCTCCATTCATTATGTTCCAACTACTAACTTCTGTTATTTTTTTAACCTGCATAATTCTTATTATGCTATCCATTCTGTCCTCTGCGTTATTCGTATTGGACTTCTTATAGATTGCCGGGAACACTTTGTCCTGTCCTGTTGCTTGGTATAATGTAGATGCCGCAAATATAACTTCTAAGGTGTCGGTTTCTTTTACAAAGTCAAACTCAGTATCATAAATAAAATCTCCATAGCCTTCTGTGTACTTCTTGCGGTAGTTCTCGCCATAGAAATCATTATCAGGCTTGAACTTGTAGTTATAGTAACGAGCATTAATCTCACTCATTGGCTTAATACTAAAAGGCTTTGCTCTATCTATTTTGTTAGTCCAATCTTCTGCATTAGCCGATACCTCAGGATAGAAGTCCACATACGGACTAATAACCAGCTCCTTGTCGTTAAACTTATTCTCATAAACGTAAAGGTTAAACATCTTAACTATACTCAAAAAGAAATCTCTTTGAAATATACCTCTTGGTATTGTTTCGTTTATCTTAATATTTTCTCCTAAATTAATTTGTACTAATGTAGGTTTTGCAGTTGTGATAGTTAAGTTACCTGTAAATATTTCAACTTCCATTAATGTACCGAGTATCTCAACCTGTATGTAATCTGTATTAGCAAAAGTTATATTGTCTACTGTGAAATCACAAGCTATAATTCTTCTAATACTTGCATCAAAATCTTGACTTCCTATTGGAACTCCATTTTTTCTTAATATAACAGAAAAGTTAGAGTTAGAAGGATTGAATGAATTTACAAAACCGCTTAACGTTACTCTTATACTTGTGCTGATACTAGAACCTGTATAAGTAAATACTTCTCCAAATGCATCTGCCGTAAAGCTACCTGCCGTTGTTATAGTATATCTGACATAAGGTTCGCTTGTTAAGTTCATTGTCCTGTTATTAGCAGTAGCACTAAAACTTGTATTATTAGAAGCCGTTATGTTTGTCTGGTTATGCGGTATAATCAAGCGGTTAAATAAAGCCGTATTAAAGAACGAGCAATCAAATGTATAATCTGTTCCGGCAAATATCTTTTGTATATACTCCTTAACATATAAAGCCGGTCTAAACGTTGTATATTGAAAGTCCTTTTTAGCTACCCCATTAACTCCTGTGCTAACATTTCCGTAATCAATAAGCGGATAGTAGTAACCAGAGCCTCCGGCATTATCCCAACTAGAACTAATATTAGCCACGCTATAAGTATGGTTGTAAGCACTAAAATCTAAATCTTCTAAACGTCTATTTCCTAGCTGATTAATAAAACCGCCAAGCTCTCCTACTACGCTACATTGGTATTCAATAGTTTCTTTGTCTATAACTATTTCCAATATTCGTAAAGTGCCCTTAAATATCTGTACCTTATCAATAAAGATTTTGCAGTTAGCTTGTTTAGTTACGTTGAAATTATAGCCAACGTTCGGAAGCGTGTTGTCTGTGAAGTTAGCATTGTTAAGTTCGAAGATGTAACCAAAGACAAGGTTGTTGTTTGCCGTTCCCGGTATGCTAATTGTTTTGCTATAAGAAGTATTGCGGCTACCAAACTCACTTACATCATCAATGGCATAAGTGAACTCGGTAGATATATCCTGCAATAAATCTATCTTCTGCTCTTCTATGTATATCTCTGTGCTAATCATTATCTGAATTGGCTTGTTAAGTATTTGCCTACTTCTATTTCAATATCAAAGTTAAATAGTTTGTCTGCGCTTTCTAGCTTATACTCGTAATTCGTTGTGGTTATGGTAACAGGGAAGTAAGCACCAAGTACCTCCATATATACAATAGGACTTGATACAAGCTGAGCCAACCACGCATAGTCCTGTTCGCTAACCCAATCAGAAGTAAGCCTATATCTATCTTTATGCTGAATAGCATAGTTGAAAGTTGTTTCGTTATATCTGTTATATCCATCTATATTTGTCATTTGTCCACCTACAAGCTGCCAATCGCTTCGCCTATATGATGCTCTTTGATATTCGCTTGACCTTCTATTTACAAGGGCAAACTTCTTTGTGTCCCAACCGCCTAATCTATTTAGGAACTCTAAGTTAAATTGTTGGTATTTAGGATAACACTTATGTCTTATCTTAATAACCCTCGTCTTTGCAGCACCTCTTTTCAAATAGAAGTTATAGCCGTAAGTATCTTCATTTATTATAGTTCCAGAAGCAAAGTCATTAATATGTGCTGCTTGTAGGTTAAACATATTAAACTGACCGCTTAGGGTTATATTGCCGGATACTGTGTTAGTAACAACATCGCCTTGCCCTAATACTTCAACCCAAGCAGAATAGCCGCCTGTTGATATGCGAAGGAACGTAATGTAAAAATTATCTCCGTATTCTAGCGTAATCTCGTCTGTATCTCTTTCGGTCAAAAAGTCATCAGTAAAGTTTTCTAATAGTAAATTATCGTAATAGTCAGATAACACTAACGGGGTCTGGTTCTTTGTCAGGAACACATCTGCAAACAATGGCGGTACAAAGTTGTAAGCTGAGTAGCTGCCGGAAGCTAAGTTAGTAGTTGTTACCCCACTTACCTCTTCACCTATCCTTACTTGATAATCTACTTTAATCTTATCGTTTGATGCTACAAGTATTGAGTTGCCAGAAGGCTCAAAGTAATTAGTTACGAAACTTCTAACCATTGGAGAAGCGTTGAACACCCCATAGCTGCCTTCTGCACTTGGAGAAGGGAATACTTTTGACCTAATTACCTGACTGCCGTTTATATAGACATCATAAACAAACTTAAAGTTTGTAGTTCCGCTATTAGTAGAACTTGAAACGAACCACAAGTTATCGTGCATTGACGAATAAGGCGCAGGGCTACTTGTTATTGTTATTGCCATTGATTGCTTGTTTGATTTGAATTTGCACATCGCCACCTAATGCGACTGCTAAATTTTGGATAAATTCTTTATTAAATATTTGAGCTACTGCTCTGTCAAAGTAGTGAGTAGATTTTAAACCTTTTCTGTGTATGCTACGGGCAATTAAAAAGGCTAAGGACTTGTTGCCCTCTATTCCCTTCCTCTCAGTTCCTAGTCTTGTATATCTCGATACCGATACCGATTTGAGCTTGTTGTAACTAAGCCATTTTTCTATTTGGCTAACCGGCACGGCTTTTTTATTGGTCTTAAAAGCGTAGGGTGTTTTGCTATCTGCCTTTACGTTCTTAGTACCTTTAACCCCTTTATTTACAAAGTCATAGTATTTAGAGGCTTCACTACCCGGCTCATAACCTAAGCTTAAAACGTAGCCTGTTCCGAACTTTGTAATGATAGGTTGAGCTGGGTCTGCTAACTTACCAGAACTTGTAATGTTTTCATTATCTAATATTTCAGTAAGTCTATTATTAAAGGCTTCTCCATAAATAGCAAGTACCCTCTCCAATATAGGTAACTCATTTGGATTGACTATGTTAAAGCCACCTCCTAAGCTTTGTATAAAGTTTTCTCTTAATGCTTCTATTTGCGCTCTTGATATGCTCACGCTAATAAATATAAGGAAGGTATAAAAATAACTAACCCCACCAAAAATGGCAGGGCTTGTCTGGGGGTCTTATTTAAGTTTCCTATGCTGCTCCTTGTCAAAGTCAGCTTTTGCCTTTAAGTAGGATAGGGTGTTTAAGAATTGGATTGTTGCAAGTTCATAGCTTTGGTCAACTGTGATATTTTCGTGGTCGGCAACAGATTTGGCGCAATATTGCCATCCAAACTGCTGCATAAAATTTGAACCGCCTCTTGTGCCAATTCCGGTGTCATTCCCTTCGCCATCATCTCTTGTATCAAATAAGCCTGAGAAACTTCTATCCAATTTCTGTATACTTGATAAAAAAAAACAACCGAATGATAAATATGTACAAAATTAGAGGCTTGTAGGTCTGCTGCATAATCGCTATGCTTGGCAGCGTCGTAGGTATCATCTACCCATCTGCCGTACCAAGTCCTGCGCTGAGGCATAACCATAGAGGCTGCTAACTTGTGTAAGTTACCAACTAAGTCCGTGCTAAATACTTTGCTCTCGATGTATCTGGCTGCTTTAATCTGCTGAACATCATAGATAAATCTATAACGTTTGCCGTTTACTTCTGTGTACCTGACCGGCTTACCTTCTATCTTATCGTCTAAAAAACTTAGTGTACCCCTTAGATTATTGAACTGCTGAATAGTCAAGCTATCCACCTGAGTATCTGTAAGGTTGTAGATTATGCCTACTAACTTACTCTCTACATCTAAGTTAGTCCAATCCTTCTCAGGCTTTGTAACTATTGGATAGATTTGTTGGTACTGCCATACTGTTAATTCGTTCCAAGTCATAATTTTTCTATTTCAGTTTTAACTTCCTGCCAATATTCAATACATTCATCAACCATATCCGAATAAAGTTCTATGTAACTACTTTTTAATGGATTTGTTGGTGATGCATCTATTATCTCGTCTACTGCTATTAAGGCGCATTGTTTAGCTAATTGCTTATCCATACCAAACCTAATATCCGTATTATTAGGCTTCATTAAAAAATCAATACATAATTTATCTGCCTTTTCTTTTGGTGTCATTTGCGTAGTTTTAACATTATCTCATAAGCAAGATGCCCACCTATGTAGCATAACGCTGCCAAAGGTAAGCAAATTGCAAAGAAGTATAATATTTTTATTATTTTAATGATACGGCTACGTTTGTGGTGCTACTCTTTGCCGGTGGGTAAACCTTTTTAACCTCGCCAGTAACTCCGTTAATAATTTCAAGCCCTTGATGTGGCACCTTCTTTAAGAACTCTTCCATATCCTTTTTACGCTTTGTGGCATCGTTAAAGTCAGCCATTATATCCTCGTAGTCTGTGCTTTCGCATTTAGAGAAGTCGTATTTAACCCCTACCTCTCTGATGTTAAACTTAGCACTCATATACTCAAAGTCCTTGCCATTTAATACGGCTGCTTGTAATACGGCATCTTTATAGTCCTTGTTGTTCTTTAATGTGTCAAGCATATCCTCTAAGGCTTTAACCTGTATATGCGTTTTTAACGGGTCAAGCTCCCCTGCGTTTAAGCGTTCAATTACTTGGTGGGTAAACTCCACCCTTTGTTCTTTTGTTGTTTCAAAGATTAATTGTAGTTCCATTTGTTTGTTTATTTGTAGTTTATATGGTTCTGTTGTATTAACTGATATTCTTGGCATACCAAAATATCCATCGTCATCAAAATAAAAACTCATATTGTTTCTGGTTTGTAATTATCAATGTCAAAAAAGCCTACTTCTGATTTATCTACCGGCTTCCTTAATCTGCGTTTAGAAGGTTCGTAACCCTGCTCGTTGCAGTAAGTAAGTATTTCCAGATAGGTAGCATCTATGTTATTCATCATTATGCTGATAGGCTCACTTGCGTAATATTTGTCTATGTATTCTTTGTTGCTTTGGGTCATAATTTTTAATTGTGTAGTCAAATAATGCTGCCATTACAAAACCTGTTGCAATTAGCAGAAGGCAGATAGCGTATATCATTTTGAGTAAAAATCTTGTAATTGACCAATAAGGTAACAAGCTGCTACTAATACTGCTAAAAATTGTGCGGTTTCTTTTTTCATTGTGTTTGGTTTAGTTGGTTAAATTGTGCGTTGAATAGTCGCACCCCTATTTTTGTTTATTTGATTGCTTTGATTTTTTTGCTAATCGCTAAGTAGGTTTCGCAGTATTCATTTGTTGTTAAAAGCTTTTGTGCAAAAGCAATTCTTAGGTCTTGTAGTTGTTTTTCTAATTGGGTTAAAGTTGTCATTGTGTTTTGTTTTATGGTTAATTGGTATGTAAATCTACAACCTTTTAACATTCAACAATCAAATGGGTAAACTTTTTTTTAAAAATTGTGATGAACGGCAAATATTAAGGATAAGCGGTAAATTATAGGAATGCATACCTGCCTGTGCCACGTTTAAGGCTGAAATTCTGCCAAGCCAATGCCAGAGCCATAACGGCATCATCATGGAAGCCGGAAGGTGCAGAGTACTTTACACCCGTTGCAGTATATTGATACTCAAAGACTTCAAGCTCTTGGCTTATTATCCCCTCTGGATAGCCAATCTTACCTTGATGTATCGCAGCCTGTAAGCCTTCCATTAGTTGCTGCTTACTTGAACTTGTGAACTTTAAGCCTTGTATCATTACCCCTTCTCTTTGTAGGTCTTCTAAGATAGGGTCTCCAACCCCCGTAGAATCGACTAAAATAGGGCATTTAGGCAGTCTAAGGATAGTTTGCTTGGTATTGTGCCAATCCATTTGGAAGCGGTCAAAATAAGCCACATTTCCGTCTTCGTCTAAGCCTACTATTACAGTCCAATCGACTGACTTCGCAAGGTCAATCCCATAAGCTACTACCGGCATACTTGTAACAGGGTGTAAGCACTTGCGTATATGTTGGCTGCCGAAGGGGTTAGCTGCGTTCTCTGCCGGGTTTGCCATATACTCCTGCTCAAACACAACCTCTGGTAATTGCTTTCTAGCATCGTCTATCTCGTTAGGGTCTATGTACGGGTTATCGTATGTAGTAAACTTAAAGCTCTGCCAATCCGGCTCTGCTTTGCTAAACAAACTAAAAAAGTAATTCTTACCTTTTGGGGTGCTAAGGAATATAGCTTTACCCTTGTAGTCTGTTAAGGTAGGTCTTATTGAGTTTAGCCACCCGTCTTCTAAGTTAGGTATAAAGGAAGCCTCGTCTACTATTACCAGATTGAACTTTCTACCTCTCAGGTTATCCAAGCGTTCCCCTGTAAAGAACTCCACCTTGCCACCATTAGGGAAGCTAATATTTAAGTCCGATTTGTTATTAGGGAAGGGAAGGCTATTGCAAAGCTTCTCAAAAAATACCTTTGCTAGTTTATAGGTAGGGGTTATGTAAGCAACCTGACCGCCTTTAATTGCGGTTGTAATACATTTGATTTGGCTTAACTCCGATTTGCCGAACCTTCTACCGCACATCACAACTATGTATCTGGCTTCGCAGTCAAGTATCTTCTTTTGGTTTATATGTCCGTTAGGTAGTTCTATCCGCATTAAAGAATTGTCTTGCCGTCTACAAATACTATTTCAATTCTGTTATCTGTTTGTATATCCATTTGTTCTTTTGGCTTACCATAAACACGGGTTAGCAAAGTTTCTAAACTATAAAGGCTGCCCTTCTCTAAGCTCTTACGCATAGCTGCTGCAATCGTCTTTTCTAATATCGTTGCCTTCGGGTTATCCCATACTGTTTTAAGTTCCTCTAAGTCCATTGACATCATAGCTTGGATAGTATCGTTTATCTCCGCAAGTTTATAGCCTTGCTCTTTGAGTAGGCTTACATACTTACGAGGTCTGCCATTTGGGTTTCTTATCTCGCCTTTTTGTACTGGTTTCAAATTATGTTCGTTTGCCATATCTTCTTATTTATCTCTTTGTTATTACAAAGGTAACCCGTTCTTTTTAATAACTAATGTCGGGTCAAGTTTACGCATCCTATCTACTATCACTTGGCAATATTTAGGGTCAAGTTCCATTCCGTAGCACTTCCTTTTTAATTGGTGTGATGCTATCATTGTAGAACCAGAACCTAAAAAGAAATCAAAAACTATACTACTTAAATTTGAACTTATCTTAATTTCATTTGCTATTAATTCTATTGGCTTTATAGTAGGGTGGTCATTTGATTTTTCATTATCTAATATAAAATATTTCCCATAATTAACATCTAAACCTGAATTAAAAATAGCTGATTTAGATATATAAATTAAATATTCTGTATCTGGGAAATGATGATTATTTGAAGCTGGTATAAAAGATTTTTTATGCCAAGTTAAAATATTAAAATTAAATTTATTTTCTTTTGCCCAAATACAATAATCTGGAACTAAATCAGTGTTGCAAAAAATATAAGCATTTATGCCTTTATTAAAAACCAATGGTAAAGTTTGTAGAAAATCAGTTGGGTCAAAGTTTACTATATCTTTTATGTCTTCTTTTAATTTTTCATAACCTTCATTAAACACGCCACCACTTCCCATTTTTTTATACCTATATGGTGGGTCTGTAAATACCATATCAGCCTTTTGCCCGTTCATTAACAAAGCCACTTGGTCGCTATCAGTACTATCTCCACAAAGCAATCGGTGTTCCCCTATCTCGAATAAATCTCCTAATACTATATCCGTTTCAATGCCTCCGTCTGGAACTGCAAAATCGTCTTCCTCAGCTTCTATAACTTCTGCATCAAAACCAGGTATGTCTAACCCCCAATCTTGTAGCTGCTCTGCATCCCAATTATTTGCAAGGTCGTTCCAATCCCACTCGCCATAGCCTACGTTGTCTTTAACTATAAACTCCTTTTGTTGCTGCTCGGTTAATTCACTTGCTTTAATAATAGGTATCTCTTTAAGTCCGGCTTCCTTACAAGCCTTTAATCTCATATTGCCACCTAGAACTACCATATCATCATTTACAACAATAGGTCTAAGGTTTAGCATCTGAGGGAACTCGTTAATTGACTTTACAAGCTTTGCAAACTTATCGTCTTTAATTATTCTGGGGTTGTTCGGGTTTGCTTTAACTGTGTTGATTGCTACGTTTTGTATCATAGTATTCCGTTGATTATGTCGTTTGCTTCGTCTATTGCGTCTTCTTGGTCTAAGTAAGTGTCTACATCTGCTATGTGCTTATTTATTAAAGTTTCTGCCATAGCATAGGTATAATTGCCTATGGTGGTCATATCGTCTCCATTCATACCTGTCTTACATACTGCAACAAAGTAAGCCTTATGTGTAAGGAGCAGCCATATAGCAGTTAGCTTTCTCATCTGCCTTGCCCTTTATATGCTTTCGGTCTCGGGTTATGTTTATTAAAGGACTTCTTAGCAAAGCCTCGCTTCCTTTTCCCAAAGCTAATTTTATTCTTGTTCTCGCTACCTTTTGCCATTTGGTATGTTTTTTAAATGTATCTCAAATATTTCCTCAGCAGTCCACCTATTTTTAAAATCATAGTCGTAATGGCACTCTCTACACATAGCACATAAATTAGTTATATGGTCTTGGAGTTGTTTTCTTTTACTGCCAAATTTAGACCTTGCAACTATGTGTGCTATATCTACGGCTACTTTGCCACACACTTCACAAAGAATGGTATCTGACGAATCAAACCCCATTCCTTGTAAATAGTTTAAAGTGTGTCTCTGCATAGTTTCCCCATTAAATTTTCCGTTGATTAATAATTAATTGATTAAAAAATTTAACTATGCAAATTATTTTCCGTCTATCTCTTTTAGTTTGTTAATAGCCCACTCAATCCCACTCGTACCGCCCCATGCGTCAAACATAAGACCACCACAACCTTCGCTATATGGTACATCTTTATGCTGCTGATGTCTTTTAAAGGAAGCCATACGAGCAATAGTGTCTCTGCTAATCGGCTCTCTGTTTGCTAACTGCCTTGCTCTTGCTTTGCCGGTTGCTTCTCCGCATGAACCCCACCCGTGTTTCTCTACCCACTCCAAAGCTCTCTTTGCGTTATTAGTTGCTGATTCTGGGTAATCGGTATAGCTATCCGCAAACTTGCCATATGCAAGAATAGCTTTCCAAACTTGCATAGCTTTTTCTTCGGTATTGTAAACACAACCTCCGTTACCTATTCTCCATTTTCCTGAACTGCATTTATATATTGGCATCTATTAGTTTTGTATAAATATACTTTCTGTCTAAATTTATCTCCTCAAAGTTATAGTTCTTTTTGCAAAACTCAAATAGTTTCTCTCCGCTTTCCTTTCGCATCTGCTCATCATTAACTAAATCTTTAATATGCTTATACCAATCCTTTTGACTTTTAACATAATGTACCGGCATATTTAGGTAAGGATTGACATAACTAACAACGGCAGGGTTCTTTTTTGCAGCCGTTTCTAATACTTTTAAATTTGACTTCATAGCGTTAAACTTGTTATCTACCAGAGGAACTATTGAAATGTCGCTATCTGTATAAGCCCCCATATATTCTGTAACCTTTGCATAGTTGTAAATAGTTGGGTTAAGTTTTAGTCCACAAGTAAAGGCATCTATCATTTTATCCCATACAGGCTTTTCGCCATCGTTGTACCCGGCTATTACAGTTCTTATATTCATACCTTGTAACCTTTTAAAAGGGTGTCTAATTAAATCAAGGTCTCGTTCGTGTGTTCCGCTGCCTGACCAGAATAGTCTAATCTTGTCGCTATCTAACTTCTCATCTCTAAATTGCTCGTCTCCATAAGGTAAAGCGTTTGGTAAGATGTGAACGTTCTTATTGTATTTAGTTATCTCTGCTGCTAATCTTTCGTGAGTGCAGGTGCAAAGGTCAGCAATTTCTAAATAATCAGTAATAAGTTTAGGTATGTTATTGAGCTTGTATCTTAAATACAACAAATGGCTTTCGTTAAGTTCCCAATAATCATCGTTATCTACTACTAACTTAAAGCCGTATTTAGTGCGCCAAGCCTCCATTTGCTTTGCATCTATCTCATTAAGCATTCTGTTCATTAGCACAATATCCCACCCTTGTTCTAATAACTCATCATTAAGTACGTCTGTGATAAGCGCATACTCTTTTTCCATGTGTACTATTGGCATCATTATTCTGTGGAAGCCAACACCTGAGTTAGCAGAAGTTATACAAAGTATTCGCATCTTATATTCTTTTGGTTGTGATAGATGTCCTGATATTTTTCCCACACGCTTTGCGCCCTTGCCAAGCTTTCGTCTTTCATTCGTCTGTAATCTGTTCCGTTGCCTACATCGTGTCCGATGTGTTCTGACCTCATATCCGGCAGGTAGTAATTTGTAAAGCCTGTAATAGTTGCTCGTTCTCCGTAATCTCTATCCTGCATTCCGTAGGGGTCGTACTCTTCGTTATAACCGCCAACCGCGTCTATAAGCTCACGAGTGATAAAGTTATCGCCAAAAGGTGTATGCGTTTTATGTACCCCGTCTACTATTGGTGGCAGTTCCTCTACACAATGTATACCAATAATGCCAGTTTTTGACACACGTTGAGAAAACATAACCCATTTTGACAACCAATTCTCAGGTAGTAAAATGTCATTGGCTAATAAACAAACCGCATCATAGTTTTGAGTTATCCTAAGTCCTGCATTTACTCCGGCTGCTATTCCTCGCTTTTCTTTTGATAAATCATATCCGGCAAACGGATAGTTAAAGTTCTCGTGCGTATCGCTGCCGTTATCTATTAAGAAGCAGTCTGCATTGTAACCTGAGTTGTAAAAGTTCTGGTTAATTACACGCTGCGTTAAATCGTGCCTGTTTTGTGTAAGTAATAAAATAGCTACTTTCATTATCTTATATTTGAGCCGATTTCCCTTGCCGGAACTCCTGCGTATTTAGTATTTGCTTTTGCTTCGCCTTTTAAGAAGGCACTTGCTCCTATCATACAGTTCTCGCCAACGTGTGCAAACTGATGTAGAACTGCGTTAAGTCCTATATTGCTTCCTTCTTCTATAATCGAATGTCCACCTATTTTTGCTCCGCAGCTTATTGTAACGTTGTCTAAAATATTACAATCGTGTCCAATGTGTGCGTGTTTCATTATGAAACAATTATTACCAATGAAGGTGTCTATCTCCGTTCCTGCATCTATTGTTACAAGTCCTGTAATAACATTGTTATCGCCAATGTAAACTTTGCCTTTTTCTTTTTGCCAGAACTTCTTATGCTCGGCTTTGTCTCCGATAATACAATAAGGACCGATGTAGTTGCCATCTCCGATAATTACGTTATCGCCTATAATAGCGGTAGGGTGGATAAAGTTTGCCATAGTTAAGTAGTACAAGCGCAGTCATACGCAGGGTTTATGTTATCTAAATCAAATTCCTTAAACAAGTTATTCTGTGATATACTTTTAAGCGTTTCTATTGTTACTCCGTTAAAGTAAGTGTATTTGCTATTCTTTTCGTCATTTATCCATTCGTCTGCAAGTTCTGGGAACTCCCTCAATATTGCTAAGATAGCGTTTTTACCTTTCATAAAACACAAAGTACAGTTGCCTAATATAGAAGGTATTTCCAAAGTGTAAGGCTTTTTGCTCCAATACTCATTTACCATTTGCTTGGTTACCTTGTTTTCAAACAAAGGGAACTTATCGTGTACCTTCTTAAATCTTTGAGTGCGTCTGCTAACTCGCATTGGTTCGTCATATCTAAACCCTACTAAGTTTTCAAATTCTCTAACTCCTATGCTTCTTAAATATCTTTTAGCAGTTTTAATCTTTAATTCTATTGTGCAAAATCTTTTGAACTGATTAGGTAAGGCTTTATTCTTTTTTAACATTCCAGTAAAGCCACCTTCATAACTTATTCTTGTTACGGGTATATTTTCAAATGCTTCAAAGTCATTAATAAATTTATAGGTCTTAGGGTGTTCCCTCATAGTATCGCAGAACAATACTATATCTCCCGGCTTATATTCTTGGATAGTCATATAAGCAGAAGTTTTGCCACCGCTAAAATTAATTACTCTTTGCATTGCGTTTAGGTTTTGGTTGTTCTTCGTACCAAGTATACAAGCGTTTAATCATATCGAATATACAATTTCCGCACCATACTGTTAAGATAAAATCTGCACTCATATACTTCCGGTAAATATGCTCGTACATTTTTAAGATGTCTAAATCGATATTACGCACATAACCATTCTGGACTGTGTGCCAATTACCAACGTTATCATCTAAAAATTTTCTGTGTTCTATTTCCATAAGTTCCACATTAGTTTAGATAGTAAAGGTGCTGCCACTCCCGGTATAAATACAAACGCAATAACATCGGTACATATTGCAGGTAGTAAATATAAAGCCAATCCGCTCCAAGCTGCTAAACAACTCGTGCAGCTAAACGGCTTAAAATCTAGTTTCCACTTTCTATGAAATTGGTGTATCTCTACAAAGAATATTGCAAAGCATATAGCTGCTATAATTATCATTTGCGTAATTGTTTTTTAAGTTCTCGTTTAGTTAGTTTAAGTTCCCTATGTATTGACATATAAGGTATGCCGGTTACTCTGCTTAGTTCTTTTGCGTTGCAGTTATGCTTTATAGCGTACACCCTTAAAAGTTCTGCTTTGTACCAATGCATCTTAGATAACTCGTCTTCTACTTTGTTAAGCAAATCCTCGTCTCTATCATGTGCTATTAACTCAACTTCTAATGGCTTTCTATAAGTCCTATAAAATTGGCTAGTATTACTCTGCATCATGTTAATCATAGTGCGAACCAAGTAGAATTTTAATACGTTTCTTTTTCGCATATCTATTATGCGTTCCTCGTCCATTTCACATAGAACTTTAAATAGTTCACTTCTTAAATCTTCTCGCAGGTCTTCCGGCTGCATCTTGTCTATTGCTTCCTTTAATTCTCGGCTCTCCCAAAGTTCTAATATGATGCTATTCTTGTTCATATTCTTTTAAGGTTAGTTTGCCGTTCTCTTCGGTTGCTATGTAGCAGAAACAATTTGATGTCTTTGCTAAGTTTAAAAATGCTATTTGATAGCTGCTGAGTTTATCTCCTATGGCTTTGGTCTCGCAGTATACTGCTACTCCTGTTTGTGTGTGGAAGCCAACAACATCTGGAACTCCTTTAAGTCCTATAAAAGTTCTACCTCTAACCGCTAAATTGTTATTGCGCCATACAAAGCACCCGTTTTTGTTTAAGGTCTTTATTGCTTCTTTGGTTAATTCGTTTGCGGTCATAAAGCAAAAATATACTAAACTTTTTGATATTGAGAAATACTTTTGAAAATTTGATAAGCTACCTGTGGCACTATTGCATTTCCGTAGGCTTTGATTGATTGGTTTCTCCATTTAGAAAAGGTTTTAAAGTCCAATCTTTGGGAAATCCCATCATCTCTTCTAAGTATTGGGGGTTGAGAAGGGAATGCGGAGAAATCCCTTTTCTCAAAAGATAGCCTACAATGTGTAGCCTTTTCATTTGACTTGGTGGGAATGTACTGTTTGTAAACTCTTGAAGTGTCGGAGTGGGCAATAAACCAAATTCGGTCTCTCCTGTGTGGTGTGCCAACGGCACAAGCTGGAAGTAAAAACGGGAGGACTTCGTAGCCTTCAATTTCCAAGTCAGACTGCACCTCGTCGAATACCAATCCCCCGTTCCAATTAGTAAGTCCGCGAACGTTCTCGCCCACAACCCAACTCGGTTGAATTTCCCGAATTGCTCTAAGCATTTCCGGCCAGAGGTGTCTCTCATCTTCTTTGCCAAGTCGCTTTCCTGCACTTGAATAGGGTTGGCAAGGGAATCCACCGCTAAGGATGTCGATTGCTCCTCTGTGAATAGAGAAGTCTGTTTTGGTAATGTCATTGTAAGATATTGATTTTGGGAAGTGATGTTTTAATACTTTTTGTCCAAAGGTATTCCATTCACAATGAAATACGTTTTCCCATCCGCACCATTCTGCTGCTAAATCAAAGCCACCTATTCCGCTAAATAAACTTCCATGTCTCATTTGAATGTGGTTTTGTTTTGTATAATTTGTTCCTCAAAAAATAAAGCTACTGCTACTGCTCTGGCTTGGTTCTTTAACCATTGTTCAGTCCACTCGTCTCGGTATTGCTTTGCGCTGATTATATCCATTTTATTAGCCTTGTAGGTAATGATTTCCATTAGTTTCTTTTTAGCAAATGCTCCGTCTTCTTTTGACCAAGTCTTAATGCCAGAATTATGCAGCTTTGTAAATACTGATAAAGGGTTAAACAATCTGTCAAAAGTTCTATTTTCTAGAACCTTATATTCCTGATAACTGTAATCAATTATCTCTAAATCAGTCAAATGTGGTATTGCTTGTTCTCGTTCCTGTGGCATCATTTTTCTTACTTCGTTTGCTTTTTTCTTGTATCTATCCATAACCTGACTAAAATAAGCCGGGCTAAAATTTTGATAATGGTCTATGAAGTCATTAGCTACCATTTGCTTAAACGCTACTTTAACCTCGTTTATTGTAAAGCCACCGTATTCAGTCCTTATCCAATCCTCTAAAATTGCTAACTTAACTTCGCCGGGATTGTTAATGCCTACAAGCTGCATCAAATAAATAAGGTTTTGGTTAAATATGATAGAGTTTAGATTCCGGACTCTCTCCCCCGAAAATGCGGTCATAATCTCCTGCTCCGTAGGAAGTAGAGTAGATAAAGTTGTAGTTTTTAAGGTTTTCGAGTTCGTGCTTATCAAGTTTTCGTTGATTATTTGAAGTTCCTTTTGCATATTGTTTAGCGTTTGTTATCCAATTATTTACTGCGTGTGTCCAACTTTTCATAGGGTTCTTACCTACTCTCCACCCGTTGCTCGTGTAGTAATTTACAAATTTTTCTGCTTCTACCTTAGCTTGTTCTGTTCCTATCCGGATTGCCATATATTCGTAAACCTCTTCAAAAGTACATTTTGAATTTGTATTTTCTGCAAGTTTTTTCTTTACCATTACCTTATCCTTATCCATATCCATTTCCTTATCCATATCCATAGCACCATATAAGGGGCTTACAAGGGGCTTAAATTCGTCATCTAACAAATTGTATTTTTGTAAAATTTTGATGATTCCTCCGTGTGCTTTGTTGTCTGGGTTAAGTCCGCTTGGATATTGAAAATCGATAAAGGAAGGTATATACCATTTATTTCCGTTATCAATCCTTACCAGCTTGTCTCCAAAAAATTTAACCGCGTCTTGTTCGTTAATATCCTCGCCTATTCTTATTCTGGCTACATCAATATCTACCTGCCAGATTCCTGCGTGGTCGCAGTCATCACAGATGTAAAGCCATAAAAGTTTGTAAGGTGCTGATAGTTTACGAATAAAAGGTTTTTTCCATTTCTCCGTGTCTGTAAATCGTTTAGCCATAAAAAAATAAACCCCGATAGCTGCGAACTATCAGGGTTATTATTATTTAACCACTAAACACATAGGCGGTTCGCAGTTCGTCTATGTGTCTTTTATATCTGCAAATATACACTAAATCTCTTTAAGTTCTAATTTTATACAAAGTTTTTTTAGCTTTGTTTTAAACCAATCCTCAGTTTCAATTAGGTTATTCGCTTGTTTTATGTTATGGATAGCAGTTGTGTGGTCGCTTGTTCCTGTGTACTGGCTTATCTCTTTAAGGCTCAACTTAGTGTACCTTCTAAGTAAATAAGCAGCAGCTTTGCGACCGAACGTTGTTTTTAAGCTCCTATCCTTTACCAGAACATCGCACTCAAACTCTTCGTCTACCAATTTGACAATCGTTCTTGCACCAATGTCTAAACCCAAAGGCTCGTTATCTTCTATGCCTAACAACCCTAACTGCTGCATCATTTCATGAAGCTGTAAGTGTGTGTTGCGTTGCGCATAATAAAGCTCCTTTAACTGTCTTATTGATATATCTCTTTTTCTAGTTAGCATAATTAAAACGGCAGTCCTTCCGTATCATCTTTTGGTTTTGAATAAGTTTTGTTTTCAGGGTTAAAATCATTAATGTAAATTTTATAGTCCGGCTGCTTATCTTCTGTCTTGTAAGCGTTTTTCCACATTGAGTATTTAACATCGTTAATTGTAAAATTAATTACTTCTCCTTTGGCGGTGCTATTTTTCCAACCGCCTGTACTCCATTTTTTCTCTTGCATTTTTTACTTTTTAATTAGTGAATATTTACTTACAAATTTAGGTTGTTTCTTGTTACCTACGTTAATTAAATTGGACTGTATCTTATATCCTTTTCGTTTAAGTTCAAAGATAACTGCCGATAATCTTAGGCTATTAAATTTCGTTAGAGCCTGGATTGGTGTCAAGGTCTTGCCCGTAAGCAAGTGGTTCAAGATTTGTTGTTGTTGTGTCATTGTTATTGATTGGGTTAAAAAATACTGGTTTGTCTAATTTGTTTTCATACTTTTTAATAAAGGCTAATAAGTCCTCGTATGCCTCTTCGTTATACCAAGCGTAATGGTATACTTCTGCCAAGAGCATCTGCCTTTCAAATGGTAATAGTTCCCTCATTAGCTTTTCTTTATTGTTTCTTTAATCTTGTTAAATTCCTCTAAGGTCTTGATAGCTTTGATTTTCTCAATAGCTTTATACTTTTGTTCCTGAGTAAACTTTGTTTTATCAAGTGCTTCAATTAAGAACGCTTTTTGACCTTCGCTGACCTCGTCTTTATGCTCATTAGTAGCATCTGCATCTTTTGTATCGTCTATTGCAAACAGTCCGTTAAGCGCATACTTTCTGGCATAGCTACTAGCTGCACCTGTAATTTGTGAAGCGTCCATTCCCTTTTTATTTTCCTCTTCACGAGCAAGACCCGTGCAGGTAATATTGTCATCTCCGTTAGATAGACAAGCCGTAGCCTTTACATATACCCTGCCACCTACTTCTATAACCTCATCGCTTAACATTAAAGCGTAGCCGTATTTATGGCAGATTGGTTTTGCAGCTTCGATAATATCTTCTGCACTTCGGTACTTGTATTTAGCAAAAGCGTTGAATTGGTTTTTAGGTGCTTTAAGCTCCTGTTGGATTTTAATTAGGCTCATATTAGTTGTTTAAAATTAAGGTAATGTTTACGTTATTTTTATTACATTCAAACCAATTATTCTTTTTGTTAAAATTTAATTCATATCCTAATTGATTTAAATGCTCCATTAAAGAAGCAGTTGCATATCCTTGTAATTTTATCTCGTAAAAAAGTGTTACACAATAAAACTTGTCTAGGTCTAAACCTAAGTTTAATAAATCTTCTATTTGTTTTTTCATTGTTATTGGATTGTATAATGTTCTAAAATTTCGATGATTGGTTCTTGTCTTTTTTTAAGGCTCACAAAGTATTCATAAGCCTGTGAGTACTCTAAGTACATACTAGAACTATCATACTTGTTATCTACTAAGGTGTAGTAGAATATTGTTCCGTCTGGCTTGGTTTCTTTTACAAAATCAATTTTCATAATCTTGCGTTTTTAATAGTTCAAGCTCTGATTGATTTTCTACCCAACGACTAAACGTGTAATCATCATCTTCGTAGTCGTAGTTTTTAGGCAGTAATTGAGGGTCATTGGGGTTTTGTGTACTGCTCCCGTCTTGCAGTAAGATGTTCCCAAATCTCTCGAATTGGAACTTCTGGTAGTTGGTTAAATGTGTCATTTGTGTTTTGTTTGCACAAATATACAACAATACACAATATAAAGTGCAAAACTATTAAAATATTTTATAATTATTTTTGCAACAAGGTTGCATTTGTACATAGAAACGTACAAAGTAACGTACAAAGTAAAGCTAAAACTTGACTAAAAATGTAATAAAGTAAAGGTATAACTTGACAAAGTCGGAAGTAAAATGCAGCCAAAAGTAGTAAAAATACTACCTTTTATAGTAGCTTTTGGAAGTAAAGTTTGTCAGAACCCCCGTATGAATACTCCGGCAGGTACAGTCTAAACCCGCAATTAATAAGGTTATTAGCGGAAGGGAAATTGTCTAAGGTTGTGTAAGTGATAGCTATGTGGCAAAAGGTAGATGCAGCTTTGAGCCGGGTCTTAATCATTCGCCTTTGTATGCCTTGCCCTCTATGTGATTTTTTAACCCAAGCCCTGTTAAATATGCAGATGCCTTTGGAATAAATAGAACCGCAATAAGCTACTATCTCGCCTTCATCTAAGATAACCCACCACTCCCGGTTGAACTGAAACTCATCTCCGCAGCCCTTAAAGTTTGGGTTGTTATAGTCTAGTTCCCTAAGTTGCTCATAGGTTTCTCGGTCTAAGATATTACCAAAGCTAAATATCTTTTTGAGGCGCATTGTGTATTTGTTCAAGTTTAGTAAGGTAGAGAATCGCATCTTGCAGTTCTTGTTTCAAATGCGTTATCCATTGACCTGTTGTTAAATCTTCTCTATCCATTGTAGTTCCGTATTTAACTTTACCTACTTGCTCCCGGCTACGCATATCTTCTATAACTGCTGCTAATATTTTGCTATCCATTTTATTTGTCTGTTTTGCTATGTATCTTAAAACAAGTCTTACACTTATATAAAATCTTCTTTACTCCTGTTGCGGTTGTGCGCCTCATTTGTATTGTTATCTCATCGCTGCCACACTCAGGGCAAGTGCCTCTATCCTGACCGAAGATAACTCCGTAATGTGTTTTCGGTTCTATGTGTAGCTTCAATGCGTTAAACACCTGCTCTAATAAAACCACATCCTTCTGGCAGTACTTAATCATTTTAGCCATAGCCACTTTATCCTTATGCAAGACAATGTCCTTCCATAAACTATATTCTGTTTTAATCTTAGTGCCGATGCCTAAATAGTCAGCTATGTAGTTAAGCTTGTTGCTATTAAATCTAAACTTCTGACGAGCTACCTTTAAGGTATCAATAGTAACATAAGAAGGAAACATCTCAATGCCGTGAAACAAGCAGCGTGTTCTTATCCACGCTAAGTCGAACTTGTCTCCGTTGTGTCCTACTAACTCCGATGCGGTGTTTGCTACTTCTATAAAACTTTGTAGCATTCGTTTGTCGTTCTGTTTGCTATCCCATTGTAAGTGGTAAACCTCTTTTTCGTCTTCCCATTTATAGCAGATGCAAATGATAGCACGTTCTTGAATTATGCTGTCAGCAGTTACATTAAGTTTATATCCGGCAGACCAGAAAAAGCCAACGTTTGGCGAAGTTTCGATGTCAAAGAATAGTCGTTTGCGTTTTGATTTTAGCATTGTTTATTTTTGGCTGAATTTATCTATTGTAGTAGTACCCATCGCAGCTATGCAAATAACCATAACGGCATCTACAAGTTTATCCGAAGGGGCAATCTCTTGATGCGTAAAGCTATTAGCTAATAAGGTAATACAAATAAATAAAGCCGATAGTAAAGCAATAACTCGCTTTGTAGATACGCTACCTCTCTCGTCTGCTAATAAGTTGGCTAACCATTTCATATTTTTAATTTAAGGTGTGAAGTATAATTTAGATTCTGCATCTCTGCGTCTGGTAAGTCCTGCTAATACTTTGCCCCCAGCCTTGTTCCATTTAGCAAACTCCTGAGCTATTGTAGGGTCGTTAGGGTTAGCGTTTACTTTTCTTAATAAAGTAGAGCTTCTAAGATTACCGATACCTGCGTTATAGGCAAAGCTTGTAAGTGCAGCGAACTGATTAGGTGTAACTGTACTCTTAACTAATGGCTTTACTCTATCAGCAAAGTCCTTAGCTATGATTTCAAATAACTCATTTGCTCTTTGTTGCGTAATCTTATCTCCTGGTTTTACAGGTGTTCCGTCTTCATAAAAGGTATTACCATAGCCGATAGTATCTTTTGCAGCACTACATTTATAAGCTACTAATTTGCAGCCCTCGAATAATTTGATTAGGTCTTTGCCTTTGTCGTTTAATTGCATTTTAATTTATTTGTGAGTATAAAAATAAAGTTAGCATAGCAAACAGAACAGAGTTAAGTCTGTGTAGTTTTATTTCAAACTGAACCGCTTTTTCATACTGCTCATAAATTGCTATATTTTTATAGTACCTGTTTCGATAGTCGTTTAACGTATCAATCGCAATTTTATTGCGTTGTGTTAAAGTATCTTTTAAGGTAAGTAAGTCAATGCGTAGGCTATCCCTTGTCTTAATGTTAGCTCTTAATAAGCTATCTATACGGGTGTTCTGGTAGCTTACTAAATTAGTTAGGCTATCAAAAGAGTTGTTAATCTTCTCGCCTTCTGACCGGCTAATAACAATCTTGTCCTCACCGCCTATCTTCTTAACGTATTGGGCGAAGCTGAAACTTGGTGCTATTAGTATCGACAGAATTAGCAGAATCCAATTTAGCCTTAACTTCATTTAGTTCTGTTTTTAATTCTTTTACTGTTTCCTTTAAGGTAACTATTGTTTTTACTGTCTTAGTAATTACCTTCTTATTATCCTGAGCTGCCACCCCTTGCACCTCTACACTCTGCATCTGGCTTTGTTCTACTTTATTTTTAAGCGTTTCTAATTGCGTGTCTTGTTTAACTCCGCAACCTATTAATGCTACCAATATTAAATAACGCATTTACTTAAACTTTTTTAAAGCCTTTAAGTCTACTGCCATTTCCAAACGAGCCGTACTTGCTGCGTTGCTGCTATCACTTTTACGCACCATTTCATACAAGCTCCCTATCTTTTCGTCTTGCTTTTCGTTACGCTTTGCGTTGTCTATATACAAATAACTAATGCCGCAGATACATAAAAATAGCATACCAACAACAGGGTTTTTACTAAATTCCTTGAATGTAATAGGTAACGGGTTTGCCGATACGTTTACGCTTTTTGCTGCTTTTGCCATATTATTTACGTCTCCAAAAGAATAAGATTAGCGTTATTATCAATATAAGGGCTATTAGAGCCTTATAGAACTCGCCAAAGGACTTATCCTTATTTTTAGTTATCTTCGAAATTTGGGTTGTTTCTGTGCGATTTAGAGCCATTGAGTCAGTCTTGGTCTGCTTACTATCCGTTTGCTTTTCTTTTGTGCCTCTTGTGTAGGTCTCGGTGTACTTAGGTACTGTTATCATACTATCCTTAGTAACCCACAAAGTATCGTAGTAAGTAATGGTCTTGGTAAAATACTCTTCCTTTTCTACTATTTTAGTAACGCTATCTAAAACGACTACACGCACAGAATCAAATGTTTTGACTACTGTGCTATCTAAACGTTCCGATGCTTTCTTTACAGAAGCGCACGAAGTAAGTAATAAGGCTAAAAGTATTAATCTCATTTTAGTTTCTTAGTCATTTTATAGTAATAGCGTATAGCCATACCGCCAGAAACAATAGCCACCAAACTTGCAATCAATGTGAATAGTGGTTGAATACTTGTAATGCTAATTGTTGCACTTACTAATGATACCATTGTTGATTGGTCTGCTTGGTGGTTATTTTCCATTTATAGTTCTTCTTCTTCTTGTTTGTTAAATTCTATGCCGGTAGTCCAATCCTGTAAAAAAGTAAAGTCCTGCAACCCTTCTTGATTGACTACGTTAATTATTTGAAAATCAAATTCTTTATCATTTAAGGCTTCAATATCTTTTGTCAGCTTCTTAATGCCTTCCTTTGAGAATTTGTAATTTCCCTTCTCGTCTAATAATAAGCAGTCCTTATCATCGGTCTGAGCATTGTCTAAACGCAAAATCTCAACTTCGGCTTGATAGTCCTCGTGATGTTTTTTAACTCGTTCATAAATTTTAACGAGCTTCTTTTGGGTCTTTGTTTCGCTGTTACCGATTACGGCATTAAGGTTTGCTACTAATTGGAGCAGTTGTTTGTTCTTCATTTTCGTTTGTTTTTGTTTGTAAAGATAATTGTGGATTGCTAAACGGCAAAGGTAATGTTACAATTTTTGGATTGATTTGGTCTGCTATCTGGCTATCTAAGTTCTGCTCTAAGGCTTCTTTGTCAAGTCCTGCTTCTAGCCAACCGCATACCATTTCATAGGTTACTTGTTCATAAGGTACGAAGTTTGCCGGGTCAGGAGCAGCTACGCTTAACGTTCCGTAAACATCTGCGTTGTAAGTTTTCTCTCCGTCTACTTGCTCGGCTTGGTATCTCCAATGTATTACGCAGATTACGTCTGTTAAACCTTCTGCATTTTTCGGGTATGATTCAAGTGCGCTAATTACCCATTTGTAAGTTGTTGCCATTTTTATTTATTTTTTAATGTGTCTAATTGATTTTGTAAATCTTCAATCTTAGCCATTGCTTCTTGAAGTACTTTGATTGTAGCGTGGTGCAAGTCAGCGGTATAAATAGATTTTAATGGAACTCCGTCTTTTGGAGTATCTCCCCACCCGTCTACGTCTACAAACTCAGGAGCAACTTTTTCTAATTGTTGAGCAATTACGCCAATATTAAAGTCATCGTGTGTTTGGTCTTTGTATTTAAACTTAACCATTTCGATAGCTTTAAACTTATCCCAATAAGAACCTAAAGGAGTAATGTCTTTTTTAGTTCTTATGTCTGATAGGTTTACATCATTTGCTTGATAGTTTGCTATACCGCCATTAGAACGAACTTCAAATCTTAAAGTAGTTCCACTATTATCTGTACAATATAAAAATGGATTACTTGTATTGTTTTTATTAGCAGCCGTATATTGTATAATTATACCATTTGGGCTTGTTGTACTTGCATTTGTTATAACGTGCGACCAATCAGCTATTGATGTAGTTTGACTTATTTGACCCCCACTTGTTATGCGCATAGCAGGATTGTAACTTTGTCCTGTTCTAAAAATCATATTATCACAAACAATGTCAAAGTCAAAAAACGCATTTGTAGACCTATTGTAAGTTTGTAAAAATGCCCCACCACTTACAGAACTATTGCCTTGCATTTCTATTCCTCCCGCACCTGAATTAGAAACAACAAATTTTGTACTTGGATTGTTAGTACCTATACCTACGTTACCGCTTGAATTAATAAGCATTCTTTGAGAACCATTAACTCTAAAATCCATTTGAGTATTTCCTGCTAAATATATTCCTGCGTCATTTAAGTTCGTGTCATATATTGCAACACCTTGACTATCGCTATATAAAAAGCCTGACTTTCTACCACCTGCATTTGCCCATCTAATAGTTCCAACACTCCCGTCAGGTCCTCTTACATCTAACTTATAGCTATCATTAGTATTACCCAAAGATAAATTACCTGAAGCGTTTAACGTCATTGCTTGGGTAAAGGATATAGCGTTACCTGCCGTTCCTGAAGGAGCTGAAAACCATCT